TTAGAAGTTACAGCCAGAGGTACAGAGAGCTTGATGGCTAATGAGGTGAGAAGCCAACGCTTGATGCAGTTCTTGCAGATTGCAAGCTCTCCTGCATTGATGCCATTTGCTAAGTTTCCTTACATCATTCGTGAAATTGCTAAGAGCATGGACCTTGATCCAGACAAGGTGACTAACAACATGGAAGAAGCAATGCGTCAAGCTTTGCTGATGCAACAAGCTACAGCTCCTGCAGAGGGTGCTCCTCCTGTTGCTGGTCCAGAAGGTGGTCCTCCTCCAGTGGCTGATATGACTGGTGGTGGTGGTGGAAATATTGGCGTTGGTGCTGCACCAGTGCCGGGTGAACAAGGATTTGCTGGTAATGTCCAAGCCGTACCTCCCCAAGCTTAAAGGCTTTGTAAACACTAACGCTACATGGGAAGCGTTCCAAGAGATGCTTGATGCTGAGATTGCTCAGCAGCATAAAAACTTAGAACAAGCTACTGATGTTCGTGAGATTGGAAAGGCTCAAGGAGCCGTTGCTGCTTTACGCAGACTAAAACATCTTAAGGATGAAGTTAATGTACACAACTAATGTGTTTGTTGATAGGAGTACATGATGGGACTGGCATCACAAGTAGCAAAAGCTGGAGCAAAGAAAGCAGGTAAATCATCTTCTTTAATAACAGACTTAGCCAAAGCCAAGTCTGCTTCCAAAGCTAAGGAGATAACTCCAGAAGATATTACTGAGTATATTAAAACAACGCTTATACCAAAAAAAGAAAGCGATAAAAACTTTAAGTCTAAGTTCAAAGACACTACAGTTGTAGATGAAAAGAACAAACCCCGTGTGATGTATCACGGAAGAAACAAAGACTTTGAAAGTTTTGATACTGGTAATGTTAAAACAGATACACAAGAAATTGGGACACACATAGGCACTGCAGATCAAGCTAATGAGTTTGCTACTAGAGAAGGTGGTAATGTTGTACCTACATATTTAGATGTAAAGAACCCATTGAGATTAAATGATTATGGTGGTTTTCATAGTGGTGAAGTATTAGAACAGTTGAGATCAACAGGAAAGTTTGATGAAAACCTTCTTGATGAAATAGAAGATATACCTTCTATTGTTGAACGGAATAAAGCTGTTGTTGATTTAATTAAAGGCAGTGGCTATGACGGAATTGTTTATCTCAATAAGAGAGAAGGTCTTAATCTAAAAGGCACAGAGAAACAGAAATCTGAAAAGATTGATGAACTTCAAGACTATGATGACGAAACGCTAATGAAAAAGTATGGAGCTAAAGACTCCTACATAATTTTTGATCCTGCTCAAGCAAAATCTATTTTTAATAAAGGATCTTGGAGTGGGTCAGATGATAGGCTCAATTACAATAAAGGTGGCACTGTGAAAGATATGAATACACTATTTGCTGAAGGCGGCATGAATGACCAAGGTGGCACAGTAGATCCTGTGTCAGGTAATGATGTACCTCCGGGTTCTTTACAGAACGAAGTGAGAGATGACATTGATGCTAAGCTGAGTGAGGGTGAGTTTGTCATCCCTGCTGATGTTGTTAGATACATTGGTCTTGAAAGATTGATGAAGCTTCGTGATGAAGCTAAGCAAGGCTTGTCTCGCATGGCAGAGATTGGTCAGATGGGTAATGCACAAGAGGTAGAAAACCCAGAAGCTCTTCATGAAGATGAAGAAGGCTTTAATTCTGAGATTGATGACATCATGCAAGAGGTTGAAGGTGAGCAGATGGGTGAGAAGAAGTTTGAAGCTGGTGGTTTTGCTGTTCCGGGGACAGATCTTCTTGATAAATATAACATTCCTAAAACATCAATTACCAATCCAGCATTAGATGTTAGAGCATACAAGAATAAAGAAGGTAGGGTGATGTATATCACCTTCTTCAATGACAAACCCTCCATAGCCATTCCTGCTGGATATGAGTTTGCTGGTTCTGCTGGTCAATTTATTGCAGAGACTAAGAAGGTTGATGACAAGAAAGAAGTTGTTACAGCCACAGGGACAACTGATGGTGGTGGTGGTGATGGTGTAGGAACAGGCGGGGGCGGTGCTTCTGTAAGTACTGGTGAGGGTATTGGTGCTACTCCAGTTGGTATTGCTATTGGTGCGGTAACTAATGCCATTTCAAATGCAATAGGTCTTTCTAATGCTCCAAATCCTAATGTTAGTGTAGTTTCTATGTCTCCTGCAGGACTGGATGCCTCTACCCCAGAAGGCTTAGCAGCCAATGCTGCTGCATTAGGTATTGATGATGCCTCTATTGCAGAAGGTCTTGCTGCTGATGCTGCTGATGCTGCTTCTGTTTCTGCCAACAATGCTGCTGCCACTGCCGCTGATGCTGCTGCTGCTGCCTCTGCTGCTGCTGGGGACAGTACTGGTAATGATGGTTCTGCTGGTGCTGCAACAAGTGGTTCCCCCGGTTGGGCTAAAGGTGGCTTAGTTGCTAAACGTACAAAGAAACCAACACTTGCTCAAAAAAGAGGCATTGCCTCTAAAAGATAATACTATATAATTAGCATACTCAAACCAGAGGTGGGCTGGTGAGTGTCAACAATTTCCCACCATATGGCTACCTATCTCCCTGCTATGCAGCTACAGTTAGCCCCAACTTAAAGGTATGTTATGACAGAAGCAGTAGTTAATCAGAATCAACAAGCTCAGGCTTTCTCTCCATTTGGTAAGCGTAATGCTAACAAGGATCGGATTGAACAAGAAGAAGCTGAGTTGAAAGAATTGGCTGAAGATAAGAGCACTCCTCAAGACCCTGAGGATAGCAACTTAAGCGCAGAAGAGAAGAGCTTTAAAAAGCGTTATGGAGATCTGCGTAGACATTCTCAGCAACAGCAAACCACTTTGCAGAAGCAAATTGATGAGCTTCGCTCACAGCTACAGCAAAGTACAGAGAAGCAAATCAAGCTTCCTAAGAGTGAAGAAGAACTTAATGAGTGGGCTAGAGCCTATCCTGATGTTGCAAAGATTGTTGAAACCATTGCAATTAAAAAGGCTAAGGAACAAACCCAAGCATTGGATGAACGATTTAAACAGCTAGATGAGCGTGAACATCAGACATCTAAGGATAAGGCAGAATCTGAATTGATGCGTTTGCACCCAGACTTTGATGCTATTCGTGATGATGATGAGTTTCATAGCTGGGTTGAAGAACAACCTAAGTGGATTCAAGATGCTTTGTATGATAATGAGAGTGATGCGGTGTCTGCTGCTCGTGCTATCGACTTATACAAAGCTGATAAAGGTATTAAGACTAAGAAATCTACCGCAGATAAGGGTGCTGCTGAAAGCGTAAACACCCGTGGTAGTCGTTCTGCACCTACAGGTGAGAGTAAAGATGGTGTCTTTTATGAGTCACAGGTAAGTAAAATGTCTACCTTTGAGTATGAAAAGAACCAAGAAGCTATTGCTAAAGCATTACAATCAGGTAAGTTTGTATACGATGTTAGCGGAAGTGCTCGTTAAGTATTGACAAATCTGAAACAACTGGTATAACTTTAATAGAGCGAAGAGGGTAGCTCCCCTGACTGTGCTAACTCACAGTCTAGCTCTTTATATCTAGTTAGGGATTGTTATGGAAAATTGTAAGACTTGTTGTGTCTGCGGAATATCTAAACTATATTCTGATTTTTACAATAGAAGAAATGATTGTAAAAAATGTGTAATAGACAGGTCAGCTAGAAATAGTATTTCTTATGTACCTTTACATGAAAGAGATATTATTTCTAGGTTTAAGAATCTTTGCACTAAAGCTAAAGGTAGAACAAAAGAATTTAATCTTGTAGGTCTTGACTTATTAGATCTATGGGATAAACAAGATGGTCGATGTGCTTATACTAAATTGCCGCTGCTTGCTACAGCCAACCAATTTAATACAGTAAGTCTCGACAGAGTAGATAGCAGTAAAGGTTATGTTGTTGGTAACATTCAACTAGTCTGTGCAGCTATCAATAAGATGAAGCAAGAGTACACTGAAGAGATGTTTCTTTTGTTTTGTCTGCTAGTAACGCAAAACAATAAACTGTCAGAATCACCTGAAAGTTTGTTAGCCCGTTATGTTCCACTAGGCATGGTGGACAAGTAATGTACCTAACAAATTCAGCCTCTGTAGTAATGTTGAGCGTATTTAATTATATGCCTAACACATATCTAGGAGGATATTAATATGGCCTTTCCAAAAGCCGTTGGCTATGGTAACCTGCCGAATGGAAACTTCAGTCCGGTTATCTATTCAAAGCAAGTACAACTTGCATTCCGTAAAGCGTCTACTGTTGAAGACATCACCAATAATGATTACTTTGGTGAAATCGCAAACATGGGCGACAGTGTCAAAATCATTAAAGAACCTGAAGTGTCTGTTCAAAGCTACGCCCGTGGCACACAGATCACTGCTCAAGATCTGAATGATGAAGACTTCACATTGGTTGTTGACCAAGCTAACTACTACGCTTTCAAGATTGATGACATCGAAGCAGCTCACTCACATGTGAACTTCATGCAGATGGCTTCTGATCGTGCAGCGTATCGTTTGCGTGATCAGTATGACCAAGATGTATTGGGTTACTTGTCTGGCTTTAGACAGTCTGCCAAGCATGTCAATCCTGACACAGCTCGTACAGCAGCCGCTGGTACTAATGCAGTAACTGCTGCTGGTGCTGATGAGTTGTTGGCTACTATGAAGCTGAAGAAAGGTAGTTTTACCAACATCACTACTGGTTCTGCTGGTGAGCATTCAATTCCTTTGACTCCTCGCCTTCCCGGTGCTACAGCCCTCCCAACAGCAACAGCTTCTCCTTTGATGGTGATTGCTCGTATGGGTCGTTTGCTGGATACCCAGTTTGTTGATTCTGCTGGTCGTTGGTTGGTTGTCGATCCCATCTTTGTTGAGATGTTGAAAGACGAAGACAGCCGTATGTTGAATAGTGACTTTGGTGGTTCTGGTTTGCAGAACGGCTTGGTCATTAACAACTTGCACGGCTTCCGTGTGTATGTTTCTAACAATCTGCCAAAGATTGGTACTGGCCCCGGTACTTCAGGTACTGCTAACCAGAACACAGACTTTGGTGTGATTGTTGCTGGTCATGATTCTGCTGTTGCAACTGCTCAGCAAATCACTAAGACTGAGACATATCGTGATCCCGACAGCTTCGCTGACATCGTGCGTGGTATGCATCTTTATGGTCGCAAAATCTTGCGTCCTGAAGGCATCGTCACTGCTAAATACAACGCTGCTTAAGGAGAAACTAAATGGCAACTATTACTACTCTCTCAAACGCTGTTGGTGCAGGTACACAACCTAGCCGTAGTCTTCGCAACATGCCTTATGTTGTTGAAAACACTATTAGCTGGTCTGCTGCTGTAACAGCTAAAGGCTCTGCCTTGGCTGCTGCTGATGTGATTGAAGCTCTCCAGATTCCCGCACAATCTATTGTGTTGGCTGCTGGCTTTGAAGTGATCACTGCAGCTACTGGTAGCTGTACAGTTAGCTTGGGTGTTACTGGTGTTACTGCTGCTGCTTATGTCTCTGCTTTTGCAGTGACTAGCTCAGCTACTGCCGGAACCTACGCAACTCCAGCAACTGCTGCTTATCCTATTGTGTCTGGAGCTGCTGACACATTGGACTTGCTGTTGGTTACTGAAACCACTACACTGAGTGCTGGTTCAATCCGTGTCTTTGCTGTCATCGTTGACGCACAAGACCGTGTTGGTCCTGCTTCTGTAGACCGTGAGCAACTGGCCTAATAGCTAGTTGATGCAGGGAGGGGCTTAACCGCCTCTCCCTTTTATTGTTTAAAAATTATGTCTACATTTATTTCTTTAACAAATGAATTGCTGCGAAGAATGGGTGAGGTTGTTTTAGACTCCACCGAATTCGCTGGAGCTAGAAACATTCAAGCTCTAGCCAAGAATGCTATCAATTCATCTATTAGAGAATTGATGCATAGTGCTCAGGAATGGCCCTTTGCTCTTACTACTTATACACAAACAATGACAGTGGGTACGGGAACATATTCTTTTCCCGCTGATTTTTCTAGTGTTGACTGGGAAAGTTTCTATCTTAAGAAACTAACAGCAGCAAACAATGATCCGGCTCGTTTACCTGTTCTTACATATGTTGACTACTTAGACAACTATCGTCCCGGTGAGGATGTGAATGGCACTGGAGGCTATGGTCCTTCTATTGCTGTTTATCAAACACAAGAGTCTAAGTTTGGTGTGACTCCCCTGCCTGATCAGGCGTATGAGGTGGAGTATAAGTATTGGTCTTTCCCTGCTGATCTGTCTCTTTCTACAGATGTCTGTATTATTCCTGATAGATTTACCAGTGTATTAATTGATGGTGCTATGTTCTACATGCTCATGTTCAGGTCTAATGAACAAGGTGCAACTTTGTATAAAGAGAAGTTTGATACAGGTATTAGAACAATGCGTAGGCTTTTGTTAGATGAGCCTTTGTATATGCGTTCAACAATGATTGTTAAGCCTTCTTTTAGTCCAAGAGTGTTTTAATGGCAGATAGAATTAGTGGCTTCAAGGTTACATGTATTGGTGGAATGAACACCAATAGGGATGTACTATCTCAAGGTGAGATGTACCCCGGTTCAGGTACACAACTTATTAATTATGAGCCAGCTATTACTGGTGGGTATAGACGGATTAGTGGATATGCTAACAGTTATGGAACTGTAACTGGCACAGGTAGTGTACTTGGTGTTATGGTTGCAGAGAGTTTAAACGATGGTATCTTTGCTTGTCGCAAACCTTCTTCTGGTACAGACTACTTTTATAGGTGGGTAAATTCTTCATCTACTTGGGTAGCAATTACAACTCCCGGAACTGTTACGATGGTGGGGGTTAAGAAGGTTAGGTTTACTAGATATAATTGGAGTGCTCCTAAGTTTGCGTTAACTGATGGAATCAATCCGGCTGCTGTGTATGATGGAACTACATATACACAGATTACGGATGCTAATGCTCCTAATAGTCCTAAGTATTCTGCAGCCTTTAAGAATCATTTGTTCTTAGCTGGTGATACAACAGACCCTTACAACTTATATGTTTCTTCTCCTTTGGCAGAAACAAACTTCAACCCAGCTAATGGAGCTGCTGTTATTAATGTAGGATTTGAGATTGTTCAGATTAAACAGTTTAGAGATACGCTGTACATCTTTGGTAAAAATGCAATTAAGAGTTTGACAGGCACTAACATAGCTGACTTTGTGGTGGGTGAGGTGACAACAAATTTAGGTTGTGTTGTACCAGATAGTGTGATAGAACTGGGTGGTAATCTAGTGTTCCTTGGTCCTGATGGTTTTAGACCAGTGGCGGGAACAAATAAGATTGGTGATGTGGAATTGGAAACAATTTCAAAACAAATTCAATTTACCATTACATCAATCTTACAAGAAATTGTAGCTGGTTCTATTGATCCAGAAACATTAAGCTCTGTAGTAATTCGTAAGAAGTCACAGTTTAGATTGTTCTTACCCGCTGAGGGAGTCTTTGGTTTGTTAGGTGGTCTTAGGGCTAGCGAAGGCGGTGTTTCTTTTGAATACAGTCAGCTTTTTGGATTTACAATAACATGTGCTGCTAGTGGATACATTGGGCTTGATGAAGTTGTTATTCATGGAGATTCTACGGGTAAGGTGTATAAGCAAGAGACAGGAAGTTCTTTTAATAGTACAGAAATCTTGAGTGTTTATCAAACACCTTTCTATTATTTTCAAGATCCTTCAATTCGTAAAAACTTCTATAACATTTCTACATTCTTGCGTAGTGAGGGATCGACTAGTATTGTGATGGGTGTGTCGTATGACTTTGATGACTCTGTTAATGTCTTCAATCCAGCCAACTATAACATTTTAACAACTGGTGCTGCTGCTTATTACAATGAAGCCATCTATGATGCTTCAGCAATTTATGATGGTAATCCATCACCAGTAGAGAAGACAAACATTGAAGGCTCTGGGTTCTCCATTGCTTTCAAATATGTGACTAATGATACGAATGCTAGTCATACGATTCAGGGCTTGGTCTTGAATTATTCGATGAATGATAGACGCTAAGGGGAAACTAAATGGCAGGTTATGTAAGACAGTCGGCTGCTGATATCGTCCCAACGGGCGTAGTTAGAGCTGCACCAATTAACAATGAGTACAATGCTCTTCGTGATGCTTTTAGTGCTGCTAGTGGTCATAAGCATGATGGCACTGCTGCTGAGGGACATCCTGTTCCTGTCATTGGTGACGCTGACTTATTGAATAAGATTGCCACTGATACCGCTAATAATCGTCATGGTGTATTTGTTGAAGTAGCTGCGGCTGCTGTGGAGCAAGTGCGCTTTCAAGATGGAGCTATTGTTCCAGTAACAGACAATGACATTGACTTAGGTACAAACTCTCTTGAGTTTAAAGACTTATACATTGATGGCACAGCCAACATTGATAGCTTAGTTGCTGACACTGCTGACATCAATGGTGGCACTGTTGATGCTACAGCTATTGGTGGAACAACCCCCGCTGCTGGTGCTTTTACAACTCTATCGGCTTCTGGTGCGGCAACACTTTCTAGCACTTTAGCAGTTACGGGTGTTGCAACGCTTGGTAATGGTGCTGTGCTAGGAACACCAACATCAGTTACGCTTACAAATGCTACTGGTTTGCCTATCAGCACAGGAGTAAGTGGTCTTGGGACAGGTGTGGCAACCTTTTTAGCTACGCCAAGTAGTGCTAATTTAATTTCTGCTGTTACGGACGAAACTGGAACTGGTGCGTTGGTGTTTGCCACTTCGCCAACACTGGTGACTCCAGCATTGGGAACACCTGCTTCTGGTATAGCAACCAACTTGACGGGGCTACCAATTTCAACAGGCGTAAGTGGTTTGGGTACTGGAGTTGCTACTTTCTTAGCTACCCCCTCATCTGCTAACTTAATTTCTGCCATTACTGATGAAACAGGAACTGGTGCTTTGGTGTTTGCAACAAGCCCTACCTTAGTAACCCCTATCCTTGGAACACCAACAAGTGCAACATTGACCAATGCCACAGGTCTTCCTATTGCTACTGGTGTATCAGGTCTTGGCACAGGTGTGGCAACTTTCCTAGCAACTCCTTCAAGTGCAAACTTAATCTCTGCTGTAACAGATGAAACTGGAACAGGATCATTGGTCTTTGCGACAAGTCCAACTCTAGTAACACCTGCCCTTGGTACTCCATCTGCTTTGGTAGGAACTAACATTACAGGAACTGCGTCTGGTTTGACAGCAGGTAATGTAACCACTAACGCTAACCTTACTGGTGCTATTACTTCAGTTGGAAATGCTACATCTCTTGGTTCATTCACATCAGCTAACCTTTTGGCTGCTTTGACAGATGAAACAGGAACAGGCTCTGCAGTATTCGCCACTTCACCTACTCTTGTTACTCCTATCCTTGGAACACCCACTAGCGCAACTTTAACTAACGCTACAGGGCTTCCAATTGCTACTGGTGTGTCAGGTCTAGGAACAGGCGTAGCAACGGCTCTAGCGGTCAATGTAGGCTCATCTGGCGCACCTTTGGTAAATGGTGGTGTGCTTGGTACTCCATCT